TGTTTGAATATACCTACCAACTTTAATACCTGGTTGGTCAGATACTTTTGTTGGATCTTCAATAAAAACTCTATCTTCGGCTAAAGCGTCTACCTCATACCATTTGTTAGATGGTCCTAAAAATTCCGCACTTGTTGGTATGTTGGTATATTCAGTTCCACTCTTAAGTAAAACACTTGTTATACCCAGCACATTTTTTTCAGGTAGAAACAATTCAAAAAATGGTTTAACATCATTTGGTGTTATAACTCTTTTGAAAACCTTAGTAATACCATTAACTACCAACTCTCGTTTAGTAATTGTATAGTTTACTAATACGTTATTGGCATTGAAGTTAGGTATCTTAAGTCTATTAGGAAATCCTTGGGCATTGTATGGTGAAGTGAAATCAACATCATATATATTTTCAAAAACAATTCCCGCCCCTGAAACTTGTGACCCTCTTGATAAAATTCCAAGATATCTTTCATCTTCTTTATCACCGAAGGCTGGTACCGTAATTGAGAAATCTACTAAAGATACCGATGGTCTTTGTCCAGGTAGTTTCAAACCATAAGTTCTTGCAATATTATATATTGAAGATCTTTGTTGTGCATATTGTAGTACTGTTTCTTGAATACTCCTATCGATGTGATAATGTAAGTTATCCGCAACGGCAGCATTCAAGTCCAAAAATACTGAAAATACAGATGCGTCATTAAAATCTTGTATTAGTTCAGGATAATATGTCCTCACATAATTCAGTAACTCAGTTCTTATCCCCTGATAATCTCTAGTTGTATATGAAATTTTACGATTTGCCATCTATATTAAATATTAATAATAACAAAATCACTTTGAGCAAAAGTCGATCTGTTGTTTGAGTAATCTATTCTAATTTTTGCAGTATATTCTGAAGTGCCTTTTCCTGGTAATCTGTAAATTGGAGATTCACTTGTACCAATAATATTTTCACCTATCATAGTATCAACTTCCTCCATTGGGTCCGCTGGTGTAATTGTTATCTGATTTAATAAAAGGTTTGGCATAAACTGTTGAACCGCGTCTCTTATATCTGATTGAATTGCATCAAAAGTCAATCCATCGAATGGTTCGAATAAGAATTCGTATAATCTAGTACCAAATTCAGGTAAATAATATCTACTTCCCTTCCTTGTTAAAAGTAAGTGTATTAAATCAGATTTTACCTGTTGAGATTCTAATTGAGTAAGTTCTAAAAAATCCCCTCGTCTCGAATCTCTGAATGGAAAATTAATACCATATGTAACTCCGTTTGCCATAAAGATAAATATAAGTCCCTTGTTTTTCCTTATAAATAGCCACAAATAAAAAATCCCGATATATATCGGGATTAATTATTTAATTAAGATGAACAACCGAAACATTCAATTTCAATTCCTTCAGGTTTTGGTGGTAAATTCATACTACTATAATCTACTTTTGGAACCTCAACATTTGGTTTTGGTTTTTGTGTCTTTGAGATATCCAACGCTAAGTGTTTAGCCCCTGTTGATATCGCTTTAGTTCTTACATAATAACACAAAGTTTTCAATCCTTTTTCCCATGAATGGAAGTGGGATGATGTAATCTTTGACAATGTCGGGTTAGACATATAGATATTCATAGACTGAGATTGGTCAATGAAAGGTGCTCTGTCAGCCGCCATGTTAATCAATTCTCTCTGAGAAATTTCCCAAATTGTTTTGTACTTTGGAATTAGGTGTTCAATTCTTTTAACTTTTTTGTTGTAGTTTTTATCTTCAGGGTCAAGATATAAATTAAAGTTAATATTTTGAATTGAACCTTCATTCAGAATTATTTCATTCTTCAAGTCTTCAGACCAAATGCCAATTTTTTCGAAATCGTTAATCAAGTATTTGTTCACAATCATAATTTCACCTCCAACAACTCGTCTGTTGAATAATGCAGAGTGTGCTGGTTCTGTCATTTCAAAAGAACCAGTAATCTTTGCAGATGACGCAACAGGCATCTGAGCGGTAAATAATGAATTACAAACGCCATACTCCATAACATCTTTCTTCAATGTTTCCCAATCCAAGAATAACTCTGATTCGTTAACACTCCACATATCAAATTGGAATATACCTTTCGACATTGGAGAACCTTTGAAGAATTCGTAAGGTCTTCTAATTCCTTTTTTACACAAATCATTACTTTCAGTGACCGCAGCGAAATAAATTGCTTCAAAAATATTTTTATTCAATGTTTTAGCCTCATCCGAAGTGAAGACATAATCCATAAGACAGAATACGTCAGCTAAACCTTGTACTCCAATACCAATCGCTCTTTGTTCCAAACCGCCTTTAAGACCTTTCTGAGTTGAATAGTTGTTCTTATCAATAACATTGTTCAATGCACGAACAGCCTTTCTTACTTCTTCAATCAAAAGTTTATAATCAAACTTTCCGTCAACGATAAAGTTTTTCAAAACGATTGATGATAGTGTACAAATCGCAGTTGTATCCTCATCAGTATACTGATAAATTTCATTACACAAGTTAGATTGTTTGATTACACCGATGTTTTGATGGTTGGTCTTCTTGTTCGCACTATCTTTAGCACATAAGTAAGGGACACCAGTTTCAACTTGGGATTCGATTACTTTACTCCAAATCTCTTGTGCCTTTACCTTACGACCAATACCAGCATTTACAGCCAACTGATAGTTTCTTTCATACTCGTCACCAAAACATTCCTGTAAAGGTTTGATACCTGCTTTGATAATATCATTTGGACAGAACAAATACCAATCTTCATTGTTTTTAACTGCTCTCATGAAATTATCAGGAATCCAAAGTGCTGTAAACAAATCTCTTGCTCTTAATTCTTCTGCCCCTGTATTCTTTTTGATATCCAATAAATCAAAGATATCTTTGTGCCATGGTTCCAAGTATATCGCAGCACTACCAGGCCTTCTTCCTTGTTGGTTAAAGAATCTCAATGACTCGTTTACAATCTTAAGATATTTTAACAACCCACCAGCGAAACCACCAGATGATTTGATTCTACTTTCTTTACTCCTGATGTTGGACATAGATAATCCAATACCTGCAGCATCTGAAGAATATGTTGAAATATCATTCAAGGTTTTCAATAATCCATCTCTTGAATCTGAGTTGTTGTAATGTAACACACAAGATGCTAACTGAGGAACTTTAGTTCCTGAGTTAATCATAATTGGAGTCGCTTTAGAAATACGTTGACTTGATAATGAATGGTAGTATTCTACCGCTTCTTCGAATGAATTAGTAACCCACAGAGCAACTCTCATATACATGTGTTGAGGTCTTTCAATTACTTTACCTTGTGGAGTTTTCAACAAATACATTTCTTGTAATGATCTCCATCCAAAATAATCAAAGTTGTAATCATTCTCATGATTGATAACCTCATCAATCTTAGAAGGTCCATACTTCTCAATCATCTCCATAAGTTCATCGTGAACAACACCATCAACATGAAGGGTATGCATCACATTTGAAAAACTTGGGTCAGTTTCTTTATGATACGATGAGATAGCTACTGACGCAGCAAGTCTCGAATAATCATAGTGACTTCCAGTATATGCCGCAGCAATTTCATATACAAGTTTATCTAACTCCTTTGTAGTTATGTTACCTTCAGTTGGTACTGATGTAATGACCTTAATGAAAATCTCATCAGAGTTTACAGTCAAACCTTTTGCAGCACGTTTAATTCTGTTATAAATTTTTTGAGGATTGAACGCAACGTCATCCCCATTTCTTTTTTTAATTTTTAATGACATCATAGATATAAAAGTATTAAATTAAAAATCAGAATCAAATGATAACTCTTCGTTTAGTTTAGCTTTTTGGTATTCCATTGTTCTTGACTCAAAGAAATTACCCTTTGTTTCAACTGCAATTTGTTCCATAAACTTGAATGGTTGTTCAACATTGAATTCTTTTTTACATCCAAACTTAACCAACAATCCATCAGTAACGAATTCCAAATATTGTTTCATAAGATTGGAGTTCATACCAATAAGTGAAACAGGTAATGATTCTGTGATGAATTCTTTTTCAATCTCCAATGCAGATAATAAGATTTCTTTGATTCTTTTCTCTGATGGTTTATTTTCCAAGTGGTTATTAACCAAGTGAATTGCAAAGTCGCAGTGAAGATTCTCATCTTTGAAAATCAAACTGTTTGCGTTACACAAACCTTGCATGATACCTCTTGATTTCAACCAAAAAATTGAACAGAAAGACCCTGAGAAGAAGATACCTTCAACCGCCGCAAAGGCAATAAGTCTTTCTTGGAAGGTTGAATTTTGAATCCAATCCAACGCCCACTTTGCTTTCTTTTGAACTGCAGGTAGGTTATCCAAAGCAGTGAAACAAAGTTGTTTTTCTTTTTCATTTGAAATGTATGTGTCAATCAATAATGAATACATCAAACTATGAATGTTCTCCATCATCAACTGAAATCCATAGAAAAATTTAGCTTCAGGATATTGTACTTCTTTCACGAAGTTTTCTGCAAGATTTTCATTAACGATACCATCAGAAGCCGCGAAAAATGATAAAATATTTTTAATAAAATATTGTTCATTTTCTGTTAGATTATTCCAATCTCTAATATCGTTAGTTAAATCTACTTCTTCAGCCGTCCAAAAAGCAGCTTGGTGTTGTTTGTAAAATTCCCAAATGTCATTGTGCTCAATGGGGAATATAACGAATCTATTGGGATTCTCTACTAAAATTTTTTCCATAATAATTGTGTGTTTTATAATTGTTGTCTTTGTTGTTCTTCTTTTTGTTTCCTTTTCTCCATCAACTCTTTGACTCTGTCTCTCTTCTTCTCTTCTTGTTGTTCTTCGAATCCTAAGAACGTAACTGAACTTTCTGTATCAATCTCAAGAAGTTCATTGTTGAACTTACAATTTTCGAATACAACCCCATCTTTCCCAAGACGTGATTTTGTAATCGCTATTGTTGCCAGATTCATTT